TTTTAAAAAGCCATATGCTTCCACTAAACAGGCATATAATAAACCATTTCCAAAGTATTGACTTACATAAGTTGTAGTATTTGAACCCGATAAACCATCAGGAATAGCTTCATAATGAATTTTAAATGTATATGTCGAATCAGGAACTGGAGCTATAAACAATCTTCCAGATGTTGTATCTGTTACTCCTGTTGCTCCACCAAACATAGCATAATATTTTGGTTTTCCTGTTGCTGTTTCAGCAGGTATATACTCTTGTAAATAACTTTCATCTTTCTTTTCTAACCAAGAGTTTGTGCCTGTAGAAGCAGAAGTAGAATCATAAACTTGTACACCTTTAACAAATAAAGTTTTTGCTGGTACGTTAATAGTACTTTGACCTGTAACTAAATTACCTGTTGATTGTTTTTTGTATGCATCAAGAGGTACGTCTCTTAAAATTCTCATTTCCGCATTATCAATAAACTGATCTGTGATAGTAGACGTTAATACATTAGTATCTACTTCAGTGTAGTTTTGAATTGCTGTTGTTAATGTTGCGTATGTAAATCCTGCCATTATGGTGTTAATGTTACGGGTCCTGCCGTTGTAAACATTCCTCCTGCTTTTTCTGTTACAGTTGCATTAGATCCACAATTAAAACTGTAACTATTATTGTTTATTTTAGTTATACTAAATCCTGAAGTATTTTCAAACACTGTATATGCTAATCCACCGGGAGATCCATCTACATTTCTAAAAACAACTGTATCACTTGAAGACCTACCATGATTGGGCTCTGTAACTGTTACAACAGCAGATCCAGAAGTTAAACTAAAAGGATTTCCTGGTAATAAATTAGGTGTTGAAGGTTCAACTCTATCTGGTCTAGCTTGAACCAAGCCTTGAGGATCTCCTCCATGAGGTCTAGGGTCTAATTGAGGTTGTTTTGGTTCATATTCAGAAGTATGAACTCTAGAACCATTCCATTCTACAACCATTTCTGAATATGGAAAAGCTTGACCTGAACGGTCTGAAATAAATTGTGCGTATTTTCCTCTAGCAAAATTAGACATTTGGATAATAAGTTTTTGGGGTTATGTAAGAACTTGAAGAAGAACCATCTTCTTGCAATGCTCTATTCAATTCGTCTTCATATAATAATTTCATTTGTTGTGTCATTTCAGGTTTAAATTTTTGAGATAAATAAAAAGCTAGTCCTGAAACCATACAAGGAACAAATCTAAAAGGAACATCTGTTGCATTTGTATAACCACCTACGTCTTGTATTCTTTTTACATAGTAGTAATTAATAAAATTACCTGCTTCTGAACTTCCAGGAGTTAGATACAAAGTAATTGTTACCTTATCAATAAATCTTTGAACAAAATATTGAGAAGGAGTTCCTGTAGATGTTTTATTAGCTAATGCTTGATAAGTAGATCTATTAATTTTTGTTAAAGGCGAATCAACATTAGAAGCATTTCTATATGAAGCTTCTAGAATATCATCAACACCATATATAGCCGTAGCATCAGAAGTTCCATCAGACGCAGCTCTATACATTGTGTACACAGCTTGATTATTTACTAAAGTTAGAGAGTTGTTTGCTACTTCCCAATAGTGAAGTCCTCTATTGCCCCACTCTTGAAACATTATATTAAGCGAACGCCTAGCAGATCTCAATTGATTGCCTGATACGCCTTGCATGCCTAATCGTTCGTAAGACTCTTCTATTATCTCATCGATAGCAAAAGTTTTGTCGAACGTAGCAGTTCCTGAAGTAGTGTTTGCCATTTAAACTCCTTAGCCAGTGTATCCGATAGTAACTGAAGTAGTGTTAGTTAAATCTAAATATATTCCAGTTCTACATCTGATACCATTTCCTGGAACATAAATGTCTAGTCCTTCAGTTCCGCAATTACCTTCGAATACTAAAGTTCCAGATCCACTTGTTCCATCATATAGTTTGATATTACTGTTCGCTACGCCTTCAACTTGAATATAAGTTATTCTAGCTGGTCCAATAAATGAACCTGTTGCGTCTGTTGCTCTACCAAATCTACCGTCAGAAGTTCTTGTGGAAAACTGTTGGTCTGATGATGCCATATTTTATCTCCTAATTAATTTTAAGTGTGGGTCTTAAGACCCACACTAATTACTTATTATGCTTCTTTAGCAAATACACCTTGTACGTCAACAACTGTCCAATGTGCTGTTGAGTTTAAAGATGCACATACTACATAGTCACCAACTTTTGATGTTGTTTTTGTATTAATAAGATCTTTGTCGTCTGTTAAAGATCCAGCATACAAAATACCATCAGAAGCATTTGGGCTAATAGTTAATGTATTAGTTCCATCTTGACCTGTATTTACAAAAGTAAATACTCTTCCGATAGAAATTGCAGGTAAAGTAAATACAACACCATCAGTTGATGATGTGAAAGTTTTACCAGAATCGCCATTTGCTACTGTGTAGTTAGCTTGTTTGTTTTCTAGATTGAATCCAGTTAAGCCTGCTTCGTTGAACTTACCTTGCAGAACCGGTCCTCTAAATAGTGTTTGTGCCATGTTTATATCCTCCTAGTTTTCCGAACATAGTCTCTAGGCCGTCGACTATACGCGTCTATGTTCTAATTAAATGTATAGTGTGTATTTTATAGCTTAGTTTTGTATGAAGTGCAAGAGAGCCTTACAAGAAAGTGCGATTTCAGCGATGTAGCGTTTTTTATGTTACGTAGCTACAGATACGTCGGGTTTAGCAGCGTCTATCTTATTAACCAAGTGAGCTTCTTTAGCTTCAGCTTGCTTAATGTGATTAATGACTTGTTTAATTTTGTCATCAATCCTTACCATATCAAGAGTATATCTTTTCTCTTGATTATAGTGCTGCGACCACTCAAGTTCCAGTCCTCTCTTCTTTGTGTAGAGTGCTTGAACGTGTGTCATTTATAACCTCCTCATAGGTTAACCATACTTTAGATTTACTTGTAAATCCGTCTTTTTCCCATACTATATCTTTTTGTCCTAGTTTGTCAACTAGTGCATCCTCAAAGGCTTTATCATTATCTTCACATAACATATTGAAGATAGCATGGTAGCCATATGCTCTGATTTGTATTCGGAAATTTTTCATGGGTTCTTTCTTTCTACCATAAAAAAAGGGGACTCGAAAGCCCCCTTTTTAATTTGTTTTAGTACGAATTATGCACCTTCAGAAGCGAAAATACCTCTAAAGTCAGAAACTCCAAATGAGTATCTTTCTCTAGCTTTGTATCTAACGTTTCCTGTGTCAAAGTCACCTTCCATCTTAGTTGTGATAGGTGCTCTGTCAAAGTACTTCATTCCATTAGGCACATCTGTAACAATGTAAAACGCATCTGTATCAGTTAAGAAATTGTTAACCACATAACCTTGTGGAACCATTCCCATGTTTCTGATTGCATTTATATCGTTATCAGCTGTTCCAACTCTGTTGGCAGATTTCATCAATCTGTCAGCTGTAAATTGAAGCGCAGAAGGAATAATCATTTTCATTCCTTTAGCAGCAATTTTTAAACCTCTTTCGTCCGTCATTGCAGCGATGTCTATTAAAGACTGCTCTAATGAAGTTTCGTTAAGGTCAGCTTGAGTTGCTAACGTGTTTGCGACATTACCAGCAATTGTTGGGTGTGCAGTGTTAAATAAAGAAACACCATCACCTGAATCAAAGTTGTCTGTGCTCGGTAATCCTTGGATTAACGGGTTAACAGCTTTAACTTGCTTAGTTTGTGCCATTGAACGAGCCAACGCTTTTGTGTATCTAGACGCAAGTCTATCGTACAGGTTATCTTCAATCGCTTCTTCAGTGATTGCGAACGCTAAAGCAATTGTTTCATGAGTGTATCTAGCTGTGTATGTTTCTTGAGCATTGTCAAAAACTACGCCAGAACCTTCAGGCTTAACTTGTGCTTGAGCGAAACCAGATAACATAACTTCTTCTTCAAAAGCTCTGTCCGAAGTTTCTTTTGTATAGATCGCTTCGTGTTGGTTTTCGTATTGTTTATATTCCAGGCCGAATAGTGCATTCAATCCTGGCTCTAGTTCTTTAACTAGCTGTGATCTTGATATTGCCATAATTATATACCTACCGTTCCTTTTAAGAAGTGTTCGTTGATAATAACTACTGCGTTCACATCTGCTGCGCCCGCTTCATTATTTTCTGGATCTTTTGAGATCCCGATCACTCTTAGTTGAGCTGTTGCAGTTTTAAGATCAGAATGATCTAATTCCACTTTAGATACGTAGTTTGGTGTAGCACCAGCTGCGTATACTATATCAGCGTTCATACCAACTTCTGCTGCTGTTAAAGCACCATCAGATTGGATTTCAAACCTTTCATAAGGGTCATCACTTACAAATCCAACAATGTCTGTTGCAGTGTTAGAAGCGTTAAGGTGATTAGCATATGTAGGCTTACTTGTGTTAGCATCAGTAAAGAAAACACCGTTAAGGGATCCTAATAGAGTATCTGTTGCTGCCGCTACAGTGATTGTACCAGTTGCTGCCATTTCGACAGGATCGTTTTGGTAAATCGCTGTTGCGTTTGCTGCGATATCGTATTCGGATAACCCTTGGTTATCTCTATTCTGACCAACTTTTCCGATTGCTTTCAGTCCGAAAGCAGCGTCTTTGTTTGCCATAGTTTTTCTCCATTAGTAAAACTATTATTCATAGTCTTACGGGTTAATATTAATTCGCTGGGTAGGAATAGCTAATAAATTAGCTTTTCTTTGAACCACCGAAGGTTACACGAGTCTGTCTATCAACATTGATAGGCATACTTGGATGCTCTTCCTTCATGAGATCGTTGTTTACTGCTTCGTCTTGCTCCATACCTTGCTTAGCATAGTATTCGGCACGTGATTTTGCAATCTCTTCAGGTACTCTAGCGAGCACTAGGCCACCAACTCCGATTACTCCCTTGTATTTGCCTTCTTCAACAATTGGATATTCTCCGTCTGGGTATTGATCAGCTCTGACTAATTCATATCCTGATCTCAATCTTCCAGCGACGTTTTTAGTGTCTTGAAAGCCCATAGACTCGGCTCTTATCCATCTATGTCTAAAACCTGTTGGCGCAGGGGGTGCATCTAAAGATGACGGTGGAGACCAAACTTTTTTTCGAGAAGTTTTTTCTCTAGTCTGACTCGCACGGGAAGTTTTGTTTTCTTCTATTTTTTTCATATGCATTTACTCCTTCGTGATGTTTAATTGTTTCGCATATTCTTCAAGTGGCACATTCAATTTTTTAGCTATTGCTACTTGTGATGATGTGAGTCTCACAGTTTTGCGACCCGGTTTGCTACTTCTGTTGGCCGAAGCTACAACTTGAGTAGGTTTACTAGTCGTTTGTGATTGCACTTTATCAAATTTATGCGGGAATTCAAGTCTTATTCTCTTATCTATTTCAGAATAATACTCATCAGTTTGAGGGTCAAAACCTTCTTCTTCCACTAGTTTTTTATGTAAACTAAAGGCAGTATAGGTCATGGCCTCTTCACTACCAAACCAAGGGTTCTTTTGAGCCCAACTTTGTGCTCTTGGATCAGGGTTGATAGGTTCTTGAACTGTCTGTTCAGTAGGTGCTTTTGCTTTAGCAGTCTCCTTAACAGATTCCTGTTTATTATCTTGTTTAGATTTGATTTCAGCTAATCTAGCTTCTTCATAACCTAATTTAGATATTTCAGTTTGAGCTGAGATTTCAGCTTTTAGATCTCCATCTTCTCTAGCCTTAGCTAATTTAGATGAAGCAGCTTCTAAAGAAGACTTAATTCTATTTTCCATTTCAGATACATAACCTGTATCTAATTTAGAATATCTAGATTGAAGTTTATCTTGCTCAGTCTTAATTGTTTTTGCGTACTCTAAAGCAGCTTGTTCTCTTCTTTCTGCTTCACGCATTTTTTTAGTAAGCTTAGCAATTCTTCTTTTTACGCCGTCACTGTAATCGTCTAACTCTTTCTTTTTTTCTTCTTCAACTTTTTCTTTTGGTTCTTGTTCCTTGTTTTCTTCTGCTTGAACATTAGACTGCTCAACAGGTTTCTCAACTGAGTCATTGGACTCAGTATTGTTTTCATTAGCTGTCTCATTGGATACCTCTTCTGTTTGTACTTCATTTTCTGGTTTTTCTGCCTCTGGTAATTGAACCTCGGCTCCAGGACCAGATGTATCAACGTCTACAGTTTTTTCTTCTACGTTTTGCATAGTTTGCTCCTATGTTAGTATTGATGGATGATGTCTTCAGGGTTTTGAACAGTAGCTAAAACTTCATCATCATTTAAAAGTCTAACTTCCCCACCGTCGATCAGTATTCTGCTTCCTGCATATCTTGCAAAAACAACCCAATCGCCTTTTTTACACCAAGGTCCTTCAGGAAATTTTTCTCCACTATAGCAATGTGGTCCCATCGCTAAAACCAGTCCGCAGTTTGATCCAACTTGTTGTCGTTCTAAAGTTGCCTCACCTAAATAAAGGCCACCTTTAGTTTTATCTTTCATTTTAAATGGTAGAATTAACATTCTCCAACCCGTAGGTTTAGGAAGTTTATGTTCTTCTGTTTTTGAAAGATCTTTTTCTTCTACTTTGTTTTCTTTATATTTTTCTTCCAAAGCGTTCTTATGCTTTGGGATCTCTTTTGTTGAGGTCGATAACGTTTCTTCCTTGCTCATCTTTTTGCTCCTTGTTGTTTAGCAGGTTAGAGATTTCCTGTGATATATATTGGTAGGCATGTGCCTGTCCTAGTATATATTTATATTTTTCCATATTGTCAATAGTCCCTGCCAACATAGATTCTCCAGTGGCTTGGTATCGCTCTTTTAATGCTTTTTGTAATTTAGTAATTAAGGTTATCTCATCCATTAATCAAATTTCTCCTTTAATATTTTTAATTTATCTTCAGCTTCTGCAATTTTTCCAATTAGTTTATCTATTTCATCTATGTGTTGTGGATGCTCTCCAATACCTACAGAATGATCAAGGTATATACCAATGGTTACAAGTGCTTCAGCTATTTGTGCTTCGTATCTTTTTTTAAGTGCTTCTAACATTTCCAACGTCTCCGTGCTTGACGGATACGTGAGTTTGGATCGTTTTTAGTTTTTGCAGATGACCTTTTTAATTGTCCTAGTGATCTAGCGCAGTATGATTTTCTGCGATTTGCAGCTTTCGATCCAGGCTTCACTTTTCCTGTCACAGCTGTTTTTAGTTTACTTCCAGGGTTTGCTCTTCTATAGGCAGCGACACCTGCTTTAGTCATGCCTGCTCCAGACTTTGTAGGTCTGTAGTTTGTTTTACTTCTTGAGATTGGATTAGATTTTTTTCTCATTATATATCCCTTACTCTTCCTGTAATAGGTTTATTAACCTTACCTCCCAAGGCAAACACATTTTTTATACTATCAAAAAAACTTTTTTCTTCTTCTCCAAATTTATTTTTATATTCTTCAACACCCTTTTTATATGCAGAATCTGCTTTCTTTTGATTTTTAAATTTAGGTAAAGATGTACTTACTTCTGGAAAAAATTCTTTATCTAAATATCTTACAAAGGTTTCTTCCCTTAAACCATACTTATCCATTATTTCTTTAAACTCTGGTCTCATCATAGTTTTATGTCTTGTTTCGTGAAGTATTGTTCTAATCTTATCTAAATCTTCAGGTTGAGTTCCGGTCTTTACAGGTTCTTCGAAAATTGCAATAGGGTTTTGACCTTTTTTTACTTTTTCCATAAAAGTAGATTCTGGAGAATATATTTTATCTATACCACTTTTCTTAAAATATTTTTTAATTTTTTCAGGATCGTCTGTTTTTAATTGAATTCCTTTATAATTATAATTATCCGATGATTTATCCATTGCTGGATAAGTAAGATCATCTGGATTAAAAAATTTTTTAGCTCCTGGATCTCTTTCTATAATATTTTGTAAGCTAGCATAATATTCATCATCGGCTATTTTAGATTGTCCTTTTTTTAATAAATCTTTTATTCCAGCCATTAGGCTATCCCTCCTCCACTCATATTTTTTCTTGTAAATGTTTTAACATTAGTAGGCTTAGGTCCTGTATTACCCGCTGCTCTTTTTCGTTTGACAGCAGATGCCTTTTGACCTTTTGTCATCCGTGTGGCTTTTGCAAGTGGTACGCACTTCGGATATTTTCTTTTGCTCCCCTTCGATCTTCCGCAAGGTTGATACTTGCCGTTCTTCTTTGGAGCTCCGATGTCTACCCATTTCTCTGATACCCATTTTCTTAAACCCATTATCTTCTCTTTTT